TACGGCAACATGGTTGGTGTGCTTATCGAAGCAATCAAAGAATTAAGGAGTCAGGTTAAATCACTTCAGGAGTCTAGTTAATGACTATCAAATCAAGTGGTTCACTAACCTTTACAGAAATAGAAGCAGAATGGGATAACGCATCTCCATTCAGTTTATCAGAATTTTATTCTGGTACTAGTACAGTTTTTTCTGGTGCGGCTGACGGTGATGGTAACGCTATTCCAAGTTCGGGTGCTATTAGTTTTTCTGATTTTTACAACACTACTTATTTCCAAACTAGTTCTGCCTCTTCAGCTACCGGTAACCCTGCTGTAACCGTACCAAATGGAGCTAATGCTATTTTTATTGTATCTATGTTTGGTGGCGGTGGCGGTGGATTTAAAGGACAAGCTTATACTAAAGCTGGCGGCGAAAGTGCTGGTGCTGGTGGTGGCGGTGCTGGTGGTAGATTAGGTCAATATTTTACTGTAACACCCGGAGACCAACTATCTGTTGTAATTGGTGCTGGTGGAGCTGCAGGTGTAGATGATACTGAAAACAATACTGACGGCACTCAATTTAATCACGCAGGTTCTGCTGGCAATGGTGGTGATACTACTATTATTGTATTTGGTGGTGCTACTAATAATAATATTACCGCTGGTGGCGGTGGTGGTGCTAGTGCTGCTGGTGGTTTTGCACGTGGACCGTTAAGATCAAATACAGCCGGTTCTGCTGGTGGTATTGGATCTACTGCTTTTACTCAAGTAACCTCTGGAACAACTACTTCGGGAGTAAGTGTAAGTGCAGGTAGTGCTGGATCAGGTGATGTTGGTGGTAATGCTGGTAACTGTGGTGGTGATAACTGTCGAATTGATGGTTCTGCTGGTGGTGATTCTTTTAATGATAATGGCGCTGGTGGTACTGGTGGATCTTCTTCTGGTAATGGAACTGCTGGAACTGCAGGGGCAGCTCCTGGGGGTGGTGGCGCTGGTGGCGCTGCTCAATTAAATAATGGTGGTGGTTCTGCAGGTGGTGCTGGTGGTGCTGGATCAATTAGTTATCAATTTGTAAGGATAGTATAATGCCATTATCTTCTACAAAATTTGCTCCCGGCTTTGACAAACAAAGCACTAGTTATGGTGCTGAAGGTAAATGGATTGACGGTGAGAATATAAGATTTAGATATGGCCAACCAGAAAAAATAGGTGGTTGGATTAAACTTTCTAATGAAAAATTAATTGGTTCTGTACGTGATCAATTTGCGTGGACCTCGCTTGATGGTACTAGACACTTAGCACTTGGTACTGATAGAAAATTATATTTATATGTAGAGGGTGCGATTGTAGACATTACACCGATACGTGCATCGGGGACCGGGAATATTACGGGCTATGCTACTACTAGTGGTTCTACTACAGTTACTATAACTGATGCATCTCATGGCGCTTTGGCGGGTGACTTTGTAGTTATTGATACAGTATCAGCAGCAACCGGTGGTATTAGTGCAGCTAATTTATCAGGTGAATTTGAGATACAATCAGCACCTTCTTCAAGTACGTATACTATTATTGCTAAAGCGGCAGCCACTAGCACGGCTACTAGTAGTGCAACAGCTAATGCTGCTTATCAAATTACTTCTGGTCGTGAAGATAATATTTATGGTTATGGTTTTGGTATTTCAGCATGGAATGGCACGCCAGCAACAGTTATTACTGATCAATTAAACGAAGCTTTAGATGCAACTGAAACTGCCATTGATGTAGATGACGGTAGTGTATTTGCGGCTAACGATTATATTTTAGTGGGTCAAGAAATAATGAAAGTTAGTTCGGTTAGTACTAATACATTGACCGTGATCCGGGGATTATCCAGCACTACTGATACTACTAGTGTTAGTGCGGTGGGTAGTCATGATAACACTACGCATTTAGACAATGCAGCGGTTACTTTATTAGTGGACGTTTCTTCTGGATTAAGTTTTACTAACTGGAATGAAGGTGCGGTTACTTCTAGTCTCGCACTAGAATCTAGGTATTGGGTGTTTGAAAACTTTGGTGAAGATTTATTAGCACTTGCTAGTAATGGTTCTTTATTTTTGTGGGATAAATCTGCAGGGCAAACGACCCGCGCAGCGTTGGTAGATGCCAACGCACCAACTGCATCTAGACATTTAATTTTATCAACCCCAGATCGACACGTTATTTTAATGGGGACTGAAACTACTATTGGTACTACTACTACCCAAGATGATTTATTTCTTAGATTTTCTTCACAAGAAACTTTAGGTACGTGGGCACCTAGTTCAACTAACACTGCAGGATCATTTAGAATACAAGATGGTTCTAAAATTATGACTACCGTTAGATCTAGGGGTTCTATATTAATTTGGACTGATACTTCAATGCACTCACTACAATTTATTGGTGCACCGTTTGTATTTGGTTTAACGCAAATTGCAGCTAACTGTGGTGCGGTATCACCGCATTGTGCAGTTGATGTTAATGGTACAACTTTTTGGATGAGCCAACAAGCGTTCTATATGTTTGATGGTTCGGTTAAAAAAATGCCGTGTACCGTGCAAGATTATGTGTTTGATGATTTTAGTATTACCCAACAACTATTAGTTTATGTTGGATTAAACACTGACTTTAATGAAGTAACTTGGTTTTATGCAAGTAAAGATTCTGATTTTATTGATCGTTGTGTAACTTATAATTATTTAGAAAACTCTTGGTACACTAATTCTATGGCTAGAACTACTTGGTTAGATCGTGGTGTCTACCAACTACCTTATGCTACTGAATATGAATCAACCGAAACTGGTACAACACCAACAGTAAGCGGTTTAACTGATGGTGCTTCGGTAGTGTATATACACGAAGAAGGCGTTAATGATGACGTTGATCCACTAGAAGCTTTTATCCAATCAGGAGATTTTGACATACAAGACGGCGAACAAATTTTATCTATATCTAGATTTATACCGGACTTTAAAGATCAAACCGGTAGTGCTGATGTATTGTTAAGTTTTAAAGATTATAATTCTATTACTAATGAAACAACTTTAAATGGTGCTATTACTAATAGCGCAACCACTATTACTTTAACTAATTCTACACAATTTCCAGCAGCAGGTACTATGTTAATTGGTACTGAATTAATAACCTACACTGCTAACAACAGTACTACTGGAGTATTAACTGGATGTACACGTGCTGCTAAATCTACTAATGCCGCATCACATACTGACAATAGAAAAGTAACTAATTATTCTAATGTTAGAATTAATTTATCAACTGTAACTCCATCGACAACTAAAATAGATACGCGCGGCCGTGGCCGACAAGGTAATATTGTAATATCTAGTAAGGCTGTAAATGATAACTGGCGTTTTGGAACATTAAGACTTGACGTTAAACCGGATGGTGGTAGATAATGGCCAAGATAGTAGTAGGTAGATTACCACAAGCAACACAAGAATATGAAACCCAAACTTTTGATACGTTGGTTAGAGAGCTTGAACAAATTGTAACCCAACTAAATTTTAGTTACCAACAACAAACTAAAGACGAAACACTAGCAAGGAACTGGTTCATTGGCTGATTTATTTTTATCAAAAACTTTAGTGTTAGCTAACACTACTAAAACGGTGTTGTATACAGCGCCGGCAAATACTATTAGTATTGTTAAATCTATTCGGTTATATAATTCACATAGTGCTAATGTATTAGCCACAGTTAATTTTATTGACGTTGATAGTGACACTGCAGCTAATACGGAGTCAACTTTATTTAGTATGAATTTACCAGCTACTGCATTAACCACTGATTCGTTTCCTATCGGTAATCCGATAGAGCTTATTAGTAATCCTTTAGTAGCAAATGAAGGTGATATTATTAATGTAACCGCTGGTACTGCAGCTAAAATACATGTACATCTGTCTGTATTGGAGATTACGTAATGCGTTTAATTAAAGCAGGTAAGCCTATCACATATAAGACAGTTGATGGTCAAGAAATACCGGTAATACAACCAGAAATATATCAGAGAATCTATTGCACAAACTGTAAAAATGAGGTAGATTCA